TTAGGCATCCGTTAAAACTCCAATACAATCTTAAAATCTTCTACTTGATTCTGTAGTCTAGTAATTTTGGCTCTATTTTCAATATAAAGTACATCTCCACTATAAGGTTTCATTCCTGGTTGACTGATACCGTTTGCAGAGATTGTTCCGGTCGAGCTTGTATTTGCACCAGTCACAACAGTACTATCTACAAAACTACCTTTTACTTCATTTATTCTTAGTGTCTTATTATTTAGAAAATCAACAACAACTCCATTAGCAGAACTATTTGCTAAAGTTGTTCCTGTATAAACTTTTTCGTCTGGTTGAAAAGAACCTTGAACACCTCCAACTGTTATAGTTGTTGATTGATCAGATAAAGATTCTGTAAAAAATGCAAGAGTATTTGCAGTTTGTAAAGGATCTCTCAACAATCCTACTTGTCTAAAATCATTAGATGTTGTAAATCTCCCCGATTCATTTCCAGAAATACGAGTATCAACCAAAACCTTATTTCCTCCCAATTCCTCAATAGCATCTCTGCCGTGTCCTCCTACAGGCCCAATAATAACTTCAGCATTTGATCCCGTTCCATGAGAAGAATTAGCAAAAACAGATGGAGATGCAACAGTAAATTTTGATCCCCTTTCTGTTACAGTTACTTCTGTTACGCCATGAGATGAATTTCCTCTTGTTCTTCCCTTAAAAGTAGAACCATCTCCATTTATTGTAATTGATGGAGATACTTCATAACCAGAAGAAGTAGTCGGTGTAACAGTAAAAGCAGGATCTACAGTTATTTGTCTAGTTGCAGAATCATATTGTACAACTGTTGTTTGTTCTCCCTGCCCTGCATTATTTACCACAAAAGCAGTTGAATTTACATATAAACCATCTACACTATTATTTGCACTTGAAGATAACTGCATTACAGTGGTATTAGTCACACTTGCAAATATTCCTGTATCAAATTCATATGTTGATAATGGTATAGTAGAAATTGTTGCTCTTGCATTAGATGTTCCTCCTAAAACAACTTCACCATTGACAAATTTTGTATTTCCTGTACTAGGTGCATAAGTTAAATTATTTGCCGCAGAAGTAAAACTAACAAGAGTACCATATTGATTCGATGTTTGACCTATTAAAGTCTCACTAGCAATAAAATCTTGAGCATCTCCAACAGCATTTTTTGGACCATCCGTAAAAATAACTTTAAAATCACCATTTGATGTTTTATTAATAATGTCTATTTGTCCATCAATAGCGGCATCTTCAACTGCAATTTGTCTAGTATCTACGCTTTTTTGCACAGGAATATATTCAGATGTTGTATATTTCAAAGTATCTTGAGATGTAATTGTATACATATATTTCCACTTATAACCATCAACAACTTCAATAACTGCAGTACCTGTACCAGTTGGCTTAATTGTTGAAGCTCCATTTGACAAATTATTCTGTAAACATTTATATACATTAAAATCTTCTGTAACAACATAAAAATTATTTGCTAACTGATATGGATTTGTATGGGTATAAGTAATATATGCAGTATTTGATTCCCAATTTCTTCTTGTAATAACATGTTTAACATCTGCAGAAGTAACCTTTTTTGCGGCAATCATTTGATCCCAATAACTATACAAAGTATTAGCTACAGCTTCATTCGGCATAGGAGGAGCATTTTCATCATCCCATTCTTGTACTTTTCCAATAAACAAATATAAATTTGTTGCTGAAGTTTCACTAAGAGATTCAATAAATTGCTCTGCATTGTGTATTTTAAATTTTGTTGTTACCAGTCTAGCCATATCTTTATTTATATTAATATGAAATTTTTATGTTTGTATAAATTTGGGTGTCTGATTATCAAATGTTGATAATATTTCAAATTTTAAACTACCTTCAGTTGAAGTCCCTCCAATATATCCTGCATTAGCAGTACCAATTCCGTCTTCAAGAAGTAACAATCCTGTAGCAATAGAATTAATTGTCAAATTCATAAAATTATTTGAAGCATCATAAGGAGTTGATAAAGTTATAGTAGTTGCATTTCTTTCTAAATCTAAATTTCTAAAAGTATGCAAAATTATAGTTTGGCCTACTGTTCCATCACCCAATGCTCTATTTAAAGTTAAAGTTTGACTCACTATTGTTAAAATTTTTGCTTTTGAAGATGTATTAGAAGATAATGAAATAACATCATTTACTAATAAATCTTCACTAAAAGAAGAACCTATTCCCGCTAAAGAAGTATTTCCTGTGTATATGCCATTTGCAGTAGTTGTTCCTCTTACATTTGCTTCAAGTAAATTATAATATTGTATATCTTCATTATCAAACTTGCGAGGTTCGAGTGAAGGAAAAGTTAAAATCATGTTATCATTATTGTCATAATTTTCCAAAACAAAATCACCTGGAGCGGTCGGAGAAAGTCCATCATTAATTTTTGTTCCTATCTCTAAAATCATATTATCAGAAATATCCGTACTTATTGCAGTATTTCCTATCAAACATGTTGAATTAATTACTTCAATAACTTTTGTATTTTCTGAAGTTGATATTGGTTTAATTCTATCGTTTATTCTAAAATCAGCTTGAAAATCTGTTGCAACGCCAAAAATTACATTTGATTTTACATATTGAAATGTTGAAGTTATAATTGCTTTATTATTTTGATATACACTATCTTCTAGAGCAATAATTGATGTACCGTCTTCTTCTGATACAAGAGAACCAGTCAAATCAGCAGATCCAATTATCCTCCCCTCATCATCGTAAATAAATGGAGTGCCGCCCTCTAAAATCATATTATATGTATTTATATTAATTACCGAGGTGTTTCCTGTTATAGAATTTGCATTACTTGAAACATCAAACTGACCATTACATGAATGCAAAATTAATGTATTATTATTTGAATTATCTAATTCGTGTCTAAGAACTCGACCAGTTACTTGTTCATTTGTCGTAGCACTTATTTGCGTAACTATACTATTTTCAATAAAATTAGAACTAGCACTAAAAACAGTTGGCACAGTTGTAGTCTTAGGATAAGTATTACTTAAACCTATAATAGAAATAACATTTGATGAGGACGATGTTATTGTACCTGTTAAATAATTTTCCAATCTCAATTCACCATAAGAAACTTCAAAAGACTGTTCATCATCAACAACTATATGATCTCCTTCACCATACGTTGCTGAAAAATCTGTAGCATCTCCAAGTACTATATCAGAATTACCTGTTAAAGTAATAGTTCCTGTTCCTAAATTTTGATTATTATTAAATATTACTTCATGTTTTGGATTTGTCTGATCTTCCATTAAAAGATCATCACCATCTTCTTTTATTGCTAAATCACCATCTTCAAATTTTATTCTACTATCAAATCCCATATTTACTTCAGCAGGATCAGGTGTAAATTCACCAAAAAGTTTTGTTCCTATAGGATGTAATAATTTAAAAACAATTTCTTGATAATCGTTAAGTTGTTTATTGGCAATTAAAGAATAAGAATAATTTTGATAAAAATCACTATCAATAAGTTTTTTACTAGAACTCAATTGTCCATTTTCATCAAGATATAATCCCGTCTCTGATCTCATTGCACCAATTTTTGCAGTTAAAATTGCATTTTCTGCTCCAAGACTGGGCATTGTTATTGCAGGAACAGATGTAAATCCTACTCCTGGATCTTGAATTTCTATAGATTTAATTGAACCAGAACCAGCATCTCCTGAGGTAACACCAATAACTGCATTATTACCTAAATTACCTCCAGCAGAAAATGCAACACCAGTATTTACAGTTGCCATAGCACTAGAATTAGCACCAGTAATAACTTCTTCTGAAACAAAATCTATAGTAGAAAAAGCATACTCATCATCAGTAGTGTGTCCAAAAGGTAGTGTAAATTTTGTAGAGACATTTTCATTATATGTTATTGTTCCTGTAGCAGGAGATGTAGCAGAACCAGCAAAAGTATATGAAAAAGAAGTTGTACTTGCTACAGTAATTGTCACACTTCCATTATATTCAGTTTGAGTTGCTCCAGCTATAGCAACTATTTGTCCATCTTCTAATCCATGTTTTCCATATGTGGTTGCAGTTGCAGTTGTGCTAACGCTAGTGAGTGATGTAATACCAAACTCTAATGTCTGATAACCACCTGTTACAGCTATTCCGCCTGATGTAGGATACCAATCACATACTGAAGTATTGTCTGTACTATTAAAATCTTCTCTTGAGTCTATTCCTCGTCTATATTTTATTGTATTAACTGAACCAGTACCACCAGTAACAAATTTTACATGATAAATTGATGGTTTTGTAGTTGATAAATAAGTAGAATTATTTACAAGTAGATCATTTCTTTGTGCAATTGGAATTTTTTGAGTTACATCTCCATCCAAATATTTTATAGTTTTTACTCTTATTCTAGAAGGATTTTTAATATTTTCATCTGTAGCTACAGTACCAAAAAATGTTCCTATTTTATTACCGCTATTAGAAGTTATTTTTTCACCTGGATCAAAAAAATCAGTAATTGCATTCGTTGTAGCAAGTTCATCAGGATCTGCATTTAAATTTAAAATTTGAATAGAGTTTTCAGTAAAATTTTCAGTTAATGGTTCTGCAACTGATATTTTTGGAATAGCTTCATAACCACTCCCAGATGCAGTTGATTCTACAGTAGAAACGTGTCCTGCATCTAATTTTGAAAATCCAAATGCATCAATTAATCTGTCCTCACTATTTGCTGTCGCATCACCGCTTAGTTCATATGCAAGATCATCAAATTGAACTGTAGTAAAATTACCTATTATATCTTCGTTTGTTGAAAATGTAAAGGAATCAATTACATCTTTAATTTTTCCAGCAAATCCTGTTCCCAATGTAGCAAAATTATTTACTGATAATTCTTTATTTTCAAGATATCCATCTCCGCCATCAAATACAGTAAAACTAGTTAATGCTCCAGATCCAATATCTGTTATTTTTGCTTTTGCTTCAACACCCCCTCCACCAGAAAATGAAAGTTTATCATCTATTTTATAATCAGAACCAGAATTATCAATAGTAATTTCAGATATCAATCCCTGTGCTATTCCACTACCAGATACTTCATCAACCTCATTTGAATCAATTGATTCTCCTACAATAAATATTCCTTCAATATTTGTTAAAAATAATTCTGTTATATCAAAAATTCCAGCCGCAAATTGTTCAATACGATTTACAATTCCAGTTGCACCTGATTGTTTTCCTGTAACAGAATGGCTTTCGAATGATGATACAGGATCATCAGTAATAATTCTGACAGATTGATCTTGTTGCCAATTACCGGAAGATGGTTTAAGTAAATCTATTTTTGGGGTATAATAATTAAGATTTTGTATATTATATAACGATTTAAATAAAAAATCATATGAAGTACTTGTTCCTTTTGCTCTGTAAATATCAGATACATGTTTTATTAGAAGTGATTTATCTGCACTTAAATTTAATGGAAAATTTGTCAAAAATTCTCCACTAAAACTATTCAATATAGATGATGTAGTACTATCAATATCTCTTGATTTTAATAATGTTCTTGATGCAAAAAGAGGATTTTTTTGAAAACTAACTACAGTACCAAGTGTACGATTATTTGTGCCTTTTATTAATTCACCTACTTCAAAATCTGTTTTTGTTACTCCAGTTACATAGATTTTACTCGATGCTGTATTTGTATTTCTATCAACAGTACCAGTTGCGCCTGAAGATACTCCTGTTATAATTTCATCTTTTTCATAAGCACTTTTATTTGTTCTATCACTTTCCAATAAAAGCTCTGATCCTGTTTCTAAAACAAGACCCCCCTGTTCACTTTCTAACACAACATAATACTCATCTTGAGCCACATCTGAAATCGTTAATTCATGCGATTCCATCCATTTATAATAAAATTTTAAAAATTCAACAAAATTTATTCCATCAGTTTTATAAAATTCTGGTAATTGACTCTCAATTAAATGCGATATCTTATTTGATAATTTTATATTTTCTGTATCTTTTAACCAAGTATATTCTGACATTTTAATAATTTACTTTTGCTGTTTGAGATGTTGCGGTTTCGCTTGTTGTAACTTGATCTTGTTTGGTAACTAATGAAGTATCATTCATTTTTAAATTAATATCGCTTTCTTGAATTGTAATCAATTGTTCTCTCAAAGATAAAATATCATTCAAAACAGGTATAACTGTTATGCTAATTTCATTACCTTCATATGAAGCAGGATCAAAAGAATTTAACATTACTTTTCCGGTTACATAATTAACAGAACCAGCATTTTCTCTAACTGTCCATTCTTTTCCTTCATTATCTGTTCTATAAACTTTTAACACACCATCCTCATCTTTTATTTTACAATCTTGTTGTAAAATATCTTTCTCATCATTTATAGAAAATACAGTAGAATGCAGGATAGCGGCATGGCCTGAATGAGGATGACTAATTGCATTATTAAATCTTAGAGTATAAGATAATTTTGAATTTAATAATGGTATAAATATTTTTTTCAATCTAATAGCACTATCGTTACCTAAAATAGAAGAATCAGTTTCATCAATTCTTGTTTGTAGTTTTGACAATCTAAATGTTTGTTCAAATTTATAAAGGTCTTCAGAAACATATGAATTTATAGAATTTATAATCTTACTTCTTAATATTTGTGAAGTTTTTGTTGTTTTTCGTGAATCAAAATTAACCGTTGATGTTAATAAGACATAAATGTAATCAAGATCAACAAATTCAGGTGTTATAGATGCAACATTATATTTTTTAAGAATATTATCCTTAATGTTCATTTTTACTGAATCTGTTACATAAAGTCCTGATTTAGGTTTTACTCCTATAAAAACTTTTCCATATTCTGGAGGATCTGCTTCTTCTCCACCATATACAACTATTGATTCCGCTAATGGATAATCTCTTAAAATTATTCTTTTATAGTCATCTTTTGTTACCGCTCGATTCTGTGTATTATAGTGTCTGGGAGCATTAAATCTTATAGAATTAATAGTTTCTTCATCTGAACCGCCTTCTGCTTTACTATTAGTTGAAAGACTGGCAGTTGAATATCCTCCAACAGTTGTTGCAACTGTAAAATTATTTGCACCATTTCCTAAAACACCGTCAGAAATATTATAATCCATAATAACAATATTTCCAGTTTTTAATTTTCTTCCTAAAACTCCATCTCCAAATTTTATTTCTGTCTTAAAATCTGATCCCTCTTCTATAAAAAATACATTTGATGTTGAATTGACTTCAAGTAGATCAGTTGCCTGAGTATAAGGAGACAAGTCTGTAGTAAAAGAATTTTCTTTAATAGAAACTGTAACTGTTGAATGATCAACTCCTCTATTAGGAATAGTAAATCTTTGTGAAGAATCTTTTGTATTAGCAGTATATCTATAAGTTAAAGGATCTCCTTGAATTAATGAAACATTTGAAATTGTTACTGTTGAATTATCAGAATTCGTAGTTGTCGAATATGATTTATCAGTAAGAAAAGTATAATTAACTCCGTCTATAACAGAATTAAATAATGTATTTTTTGCTACAGTAATATTTGCAGGAGCATCATTAGGTGTTACTGATATGTTTACATTTGCTTTTGCACCTGTTCTTGATTTTGGAGTATATCCCACCAATTTAGACAAAGATATTATAGCATTTCTAGTAGTTGCTGAATCAATAAACATTTCATTTGCTACCATGTTTAAATAAAAAGCGTTATAATGAGTATTATATGCTAAAACATCTAATAGTTGAGTAATAACAGAACCATCTGAAGTATAGTCTCTAAAAATATCTTGTTCTTTAAGAAAACTTTTAAAATTAGTTTTTATTTGATCAAAGTCTAATTCCGAAACTCGTAATTTAGTAGCTTCTGCCATTTAAGCACCTCTTGTTTGTTCTAAAAATGTTGTAAATGTTATCGGTTCAGATTCATTAGCAACTGTAAAAATTATTTTAATGCGATAACCCATTCCCCCTCTTTCATCATTAACAATTACATCTTGTATATTTGCTCTTGGTTCAAAATTTTCTGCTACGGATCTAATCTCATCTGCAATTAATTGCTCGGTAATTATATCATTTGGCTCAAATAATAAGTCCATTATATTTGAACCAATTCCCGGCTGAAATGGTCTCTCAAATTTTTTAGTTAAAATTAAATTTTTTAAAGATTCCTTTATTGCATTCGACCCAGATTTTAAAGCAATGTCTCCTGTATTGGGGTTACGAGTAAACTGTATAGTTAAATCTCTGGGTGTTAGCAGAGTCAGATACTTAATTGCTTGTTTATCTGTAAGATCCAGTTGAGCCTGATCAAAGGTATAAAAATCTTCTTCTATTGAATTTGTAGCCATATGTTTATTTAGTCTAATTTCCCTATGAAAGAGTTCCCTTACCTGTTCCCGTACCAGCACCAGTTATAGGTCCCGATCCAGTTCCTAGAAAAGTACCTGTAACAACAGTAGTGAGTGGAGTAGTAACATCTGCGGCACTTACATAAGTGTGTATTGCAGTAGCTATTAATTCAGCAACTTTTTCTTCTGATCCAGCCGCAGATCCAATTTTAAATGCGGCTTTTATATTTGTTTCTAATGCTTTTTTAAGTAATGGCATAATAATATTTCTCCTTATATAATCGTAAATGAATTAAAATATGTTGGATTTGCATCAATTGCTTTTCCCCCTTCATTTGTTCCGCCCACAGTGGCACCAACTCTCAAATAATATCGTGTAGCTGTGGTTAAAGTTGCTCCAAGTGTAATCATTATTTGTGTTCCATAAGCACCAACTCTTGTCAATACTCCATTTCCTAAAGTAATCATTCCTGAAGAAAAACCGCTAGTACTCGATAATTCTATTTCTGAATCCAAAGCAAAAGTTGACAAAATAGGAACTTCATTAAAATGAATAATAATAGGAGTTCCTGGTGCTATTAATGAAGACTGATTGGGCATAGATAAAGAAGTCCCTCTTCCCAATTCTATTTCTTGTCCATCCGCATTAAAAACAACAGCATTTACTGCTGTAAAAGTATCACTTTGAAGAGTATTAGCTTCATATGAAGGAGCATAACTTACCGACACATTCATGTCTCCTTTATTTGTTACTTGACCGGAGGGGTGCATGGCGTCATTGCGTATTACTTTAGCATAAAGATTTTTATTTTGTGTTAACTGTAAATTTGTATTTGATAATATTGCTGGTTGAAACTCAAATGCAGTATCATTATTTGAGCTAGTAAAATTCGTACTCAATGGTATTGTATTTTGAAAACCACTATCATACGAAAGTAAAATATTATACTGATCTCTTACTGTGCTATCAACTGCATTAAAATTAATAGTTTCAACATTCATTGTTTGATTAAAATAAACAACAAGATTTGATGTTAAGCTAACTCCAGAAATAGGACCATCTGATGGAGAAGTTGTTTGTGTTCCTGACACATCATAGTAATGCACATTTGCTATAATTCCAGTTGTAGTAGTTTTAAATCCTGGTCCTGCTATCCCTTCACTACCAGAACTACTTGCAAAAACTTCTCCGAGTGATGTTCTACCAAAAATTCTCTCTGCACTTGAAGTTGCAGATACAAATTCATTAGTTGATTTTCTATCTCTATAAATTAATTTTCTTGTTCCTGAAGTAAAAGAAACAACATTTCCTTCTGGGGGATCAGTTATGGCAACATTGTCAATCGTAAAATTTATAGTATCGCTTACTTTACAAATTTCACCAGGCGATAACGGTTTAATAGATCCATCTTGACTGGCTAATTCTGTATACCTAATAGATGTTATTTCTGAAGCGGCTTCAGTAAAATCTAAAACCTTTCCCTTACCTTTTGATGTTAAACCCAAAAACGTATCTCCAGCAGTTACTCCTATAGCAGGTGTTCCTGTATTTGCTTTAATCGTTAATGTTCTAACTCCCGATATAATTTCTCCTGCGCTAAAGTAATTTACAGGATTTCCAGGAACCGAATGTGTAGTAAGAACTTTCATAGAACTCACATTATCTTGTTCCATTCCAAGTTCTTCTGGTGAAGAATCACGTACACTTTTTAAAACCTTTAAAGTATAAACAGCATTTGCAGATAAATTTGCTACAGGAGTAAAACTAAATGTATCATTTTCTTCATCAGTTGTTGTTACAACTGGATTTGTAGATGTCATTTGAACAACTGTACTAAAATTGTCGGCGGATAATTGTACTGAACCCGTAGGATTTGTATTCAATGTTGCAGTAGTTAAAGATTCTATTTTCATACTCTCAGAAAATTGAATCGTTATAGCACCAGGATTAATAGCAAGAGATTGATAACTATCAGGAGAAGTTATTTCAGATAAAGTAGAACTTTCTAAAACATGTGAAGCTAGAGATAATTTTTTAATTTTTGGAGGATCTTCATCTTTTGAATATACTGTTTCTTGACCAGTCTGTGGATTTATAACCTTTATTCCAGTAGCAATTCCTTCAGTTGTTGTAAATTGATAAAGACTATTTGTTTGACCCAAATCTTGAATATCTGTTGTAGCTTTTATGTTGTATACATGATTTCTTTTAAGATTTTCAGGAACAACTGCAAAAACAGAATTACCTGCACTTGCTATTACTGATACACAATTTTCAACTGTTTCAAATCCATCATCTGATAATTGTATTGTACTTGAAGCAGAATCTTTCTCAAAAGCAAATGAACCTGCTGTTACAAAATCTCCCGTTGATCCATTTGCTGAAAT